GGTACAATACAATTAAATTTATTTATGTAAAAGATTTCTTTTTCATCAAGTTCTTCTGAAGAACATTCTTCTAAAATCTAAAATGAAAAATTCTCTTTTCCATATTTCTTAATTGCGTCTGAGATTATGCTTTTTGTTGAAGGGAAACAATGTTCACTCCATCTTCTTTCAATATGAACTGACTATCCGACATAAATCTTATGATTAATAAGATTTTCAATTTTATAAATTCCTATCATTTCTATCACCTCATAAATAATGTATAAAAATGAACCAAAATCTACAAAATTTTGAACCTGAGTGTCATTAGTCTACTACTTGACTTAATCAAGCAAAGGGCGATGTCTTAACCTCTTGACTAACCCGCCATAATATGGTCGGAGTGACAGGACTCGAACCTGCGGCATCATGGTCCAGAAACATTTTAAATTATTCTCTTAATGACCTCCTCAATTTTATAATCAGCAGCGATATGAATACCTTGCTTTTGACCGCTTGAAGGATATTCGTATCGCCACCTAAAAGACGCACCCGAAGCTTCTTGAATAGAAACTAAATATCCTTGACCGTTAAACCAAGTATAAAAATAATCAACATCACTTTCTGAATATTTATAATGAGTTGTTCCTTTTGTGTTAGTAGTTTGACAACGAGTTTCTATTTTAAATGCAGTTTCTTTTTGTGCTGTATCAGTAACCCAAGAAGAAGTTTTACATTGTATTTTAATAAACTTATTACCAATATCTACTACTACATCATATTTTGAACTATCATCAACAGGAGTAAGACATCTATATCCAAGTTCAGTAAAATCAAGGATACATCTTATTTCTGTTGTTAGTCCTTTTTGCTATGTAATATTCATTTTTTCTTTGAGAATAAAATCGCTGTTTCCAAACCACGCATTCTACCAACTGAATTACACCCCGATAAATCGGTGAATTTATTAAGTCCTCACCGCAGAGACTATACGCATATTGTCGTGACAACGGGCGGTTGCTATCCCGCCGTCATAGCCAACACAAGCTATGAACCTTTCTATCATCTTGTATCTTTTAACTCGCCAAGAGAAGCGAGCCGTCTTGGGTTCCCACACTATCGCAGTAAACGCGCCGCTTAACCACTCGGTTTAGGCAGAAAGAACCGAGAAATTGCCCTTTACATCGTCAGCAGTAGATGTTCGTGCGCACTTATTGAGGAGTTCCCCTACGCTCTCCTCGTACTTGCCTACAACGAAGTAGAGATAGTTGCAGGACTTTATGGGTATAAAGGGAGTTTAACAACTTCCACGTTGGGTTTTAACGTCTTTTCCTTGACATGGATGCCAGTCGTGGATTCGAACCACGTTCGTCAACCCTTTCGGGCGCCGAATCTGTTTCAGCTTTAAGATAGTTACCTTGTATTTCTAACCGGCAATATCAGTGAGGTTTTAAAATCTAAGCCAGTACAGGTACTCGCTTTTGGAAACTCCCCTCAATGTTTTGGTCTTTCATTCCGATACTATTGCACCGGAACTTCAAAGGAGGTATGACCACCGTCACCCTACTCGAAAGCTCTTTCTGAACTTTCTATAATAATTATACCAAAATTTTGGAAAATGTCAACTTTTTAATTCCTCAAATTTTTTAAATCACAAGACACACTTTTACCCAACAGCCGGACTCGAACCGGCAAATTATTCTTTTGCAGAGAATTGTCTTAACCACTTTGACTATACTGGAAAGTATGAATAGCTGTATGTGTCTTTATTTAATTAAGATAAATAATCTTCAATCGTTATACCGTCTTTTTCCTGTAAAAAATGAAATTCTCTGTGACAATTTGCACACAGTACAATACACTTTGCTATTTCCTCTTCTATTTTATCCATATGATTATTGTTTGAAGTCATTCGAGCAATAGACATATCTTTTATAGATGGGTCAATATGATGAAAATCTAATACATATGTACGAGTTTCTCCGCATTTTTGACATTCGTATTGTGATTTTATTTCATTTACTTTTTGTTTACGTTCCTAATATTTGTCTTTAACATAATTTTTATGACATTCTTTACATTCAGAACGATATTTTCCATTGCCCCTTGAGTAAAATTCAGTTAAAGGTAATAATTTCTTACATTTACTACATTGCTTTTCTTCAATTTTATTAACTTCCATATAATGAACCTCCCATATTTATGGTTGCCACTGAGAGACTCGAACTCTCGATTACGGGGTCAAAACCCGCTGTGTTAACCACTTCACTAAGCGGCATCAATTATTAGGTAAAATTTATTATATGGAAATATAATAAATTGAGTAAGAAAAAATATTTTGACTCTCTGTCATGTCACAATAAATTGGTGGGGTGAAGGAAGAGGGTCGAACTCTCTCTTGCAGAGCCACAATCTGCCGTGCTACCGTTACACCACCGACACCATCAATTTGTGGTCTTTGTACTTATAATGTGGGTTTGGAAAATGGTATCTCTACCATTTTCCACCCAAAAATTATTAATACTTAACCACGAACTCCTTAACCATCTGGTTTCTCATGTCGTCCCAGTCATAGCGAATGGTAAGAATACCCTTCACAAGCTGCATGAACTCCTTTGCCTTTACCTCGTCCAGAAAAATTCTCATAAACATAAACATTCTCCTTTCAAATTAAGAAGCCTTTCCTTAACTTTCTATAATAATTATAGCAAAATTTTTATAAAAAGTCAAGTTTTCATTTACTTAAAATTTCTTCAGTTGAAGTTTTGAAACCACAGAAGTCAAAGATGACCAGTTTGCCATCAATCCAACCGCAATTACCAGCTCTTATATCATTAATGTCATACTTCATAAGAAACTTATGAAGCCTTTGAAGTTCTGGAAAAGAATAGGATGCAAGGAAATAACGAATAACATCAAGTTTAATTCGTGATTGTAACCCTGCCAAACCATTCTTTTTACAGTAATCAAGTAGTTTGTCAGTATCTTTGATATTCAGATATGGAGCTTTGCTTTTGCCGTTGAAATAATGTTTCGGTAAATCGTCGTCATTATAGCGGTAATCATTAACTGTGGCATCAACTCTCGGCTGCTCATAGATATGGGAACTGACTTCCTCTGTTTTTGCAAAGAAATATTCAAGCCCCTCTGCTTTCGCCGCCATGTAGATTTCGTATTCCATCTTTGCGTAATCAGGAAATCCTTCTACAAGAATTTCATCGCCGTCTTCATCTTCTTCGACAATGCCGCCATAAGATGTTTTTAATACGCAATCATCTAAGATTATTACTACTTTACTTGCGCCACATTGATAACCGAAGTCTGAGTAATCAAGATAGTCCTCTTCATACACTCCCCCAGTATTATCATCATAATGAAAAGTAACATTGAGTGTATTAAGAGCTTCTTGATATAAAGTGTCTGTTATTGTCATTTAATCTCCTCTCTCAAACTCTATAATAATTATAGCACAAATTTTGAAATTTGTCAAATGTTTAAGAGAGGAGTTCAGCCTTGAATACCCTCTTGAGAACTTCCAGCTTAACAGCGTCAAGCTTTGCGTAAGTCTCTTCATTTACCGCAAGGTCAGGATGTGCAGCGAAGTATGCAACCTTCTTGTTGTGCATCTCCTTTACCTTAGCATCACCCATCGCCTTAGCCTCCTCAACAGAGAGCTAAGGTCTGTACAGCTTAAGGTCCATAAGTACCTTCAGTTCGTCCTCGTTAGGAACAAGAAGACTCTTGTAGTCTGCACCTGCCATGTACTTGTCCATCATAAAGCCAAGTCTGTATGCGTGAGAGAGCTGCTTAGAGTCGTAACCACGCTCCTTAAGTAAGTCGACCTTACCCTCGTAAGGATGACACAGAGCGTGAACCTTCTCCATTACCATACCGCACATTGCGTTCAGATGACGACCTACATCAGCTCTGGCTACAAGCGGAGCAAGAGCACGAACCTGCTCCCACTCTTCCCTGTACTCGGGTGCCGCCCAGTAAAAATCAGTGAATAGAGTCTCAAGGAACTGGCAATTCTGCTTCTTGTATTCACCGAACATCAGACGAACATCCTTAACGTCAACCTGACCGTCACCGTAAGTGTAAACCTTAGACACAGGCTTAGCCACACTTACTACGTCCTCAAAAGATGGAAATACCAGAGCCTTGAAGTCGAAGTCAGACTGCGGAGTATCCATCTTGTAGTTCTGCGAGCCGTAGAGGTTTACAGCCCACACATTATAACCAAGTGACTCAACGAACTCGAACGCGTCCTTGAGTACCTTTTCCATCTTTGCGTCCATTATTATCTCCTTTCAAAGGAATTACAGTTCTCCCATAGGTTTACCTGTCTCCTCAAATACTCTTTTTGCTTCGTAGAAATCCCATGCAGGAGTATACTTCTTCGTTCCGCAATGGTCCTGATAGTTCTTAATGACAATCTTAATTGTCGCTGCCATATCGCAAGGACAACCATCATTATCATTTACGTCACCGAAGACTACAGCCGGAGTATTCTTATCCACGAAACCGGCATTCTCTTCACCGAATCTCTCTTTAAGAAATTCATTAATGGCTTTCGCCAAATCCTCACGTCCGAGATTCTTTGCAGTTGTCTCATTCTTTGCCTGTGTGTAATCAAACTTTTCAGCCATAGTTTAACCCCTTTCAGAATCTTCATAGATTTCTTTCTCTATCGTAATAATCTACTTTTCTTTCGTATTTATATTTTTCCGCTTCCATTTTATACTTCGCCGCCAGAGCTGTACAGATATATTTTACTATGAGTACAAGCCCGCCTACGACTGTGGCAAAATATAGGAATGACATCCATACGTCCTGTTCCATAAGCCCTCCTTAATAAAGTGGTCCGCCGAACATCGCGGCGCAGTATAGACTTAGGTCGTTACAATCAACCTTGTAGTCATTTGGATTGAAATAGGTTTCCTTTGTGACTACGGCTGTCATAGAGGAATGCTCCATAGGGTCACCTATTCCATAATCGAAGTCTACGCCGCCTGTCTTCTTTTTCTTGAACTTAGATTGGTCAAGTGGTTTGATATCTGTCTTGGGTTTATTGAGATCAAGATAAGCAGAGAAATCTACTGCCATTATCTGTCCTCCTCATCTGTCGTAAAACCGAGCAAATCCATTGACGTTTTGATTTCTTTGAGCTGTGCATAGAAGATGTATGTTACAAGTACGCCGCCCCACGAAAAGTCCCAGAATCCCGCGAGATAGCCGAGGGAAACGACACAGAAGGGGATACCAAATGCCGTGATGAATTTGAGGATTGATGCGAAGAATAACAGCATGAAATATGTTATTTTATCTACTTTCATAATCTCACTCCCAACTTATTCTACGTATGTCTGAATCATCCAGACAATGATATTTGAATTCGACATGATAACCACGAGAACTAAAATAATTTTTCAGTTCCCTTTTAGTAAGATATTTGTTTATCTTTTTATTAAGTTCATATTCGCTGTAAAGATTAAGATGTGTCCGACCGTCCTGTGCCGCATCGTTAACCATTTTAGTTAATTTATTAAGTAGTTTACTTTTGTTGGAGCCGTCATGAGATGAGGTTATGCCACTTATTTCTTTGTTATAGCCGGCGTCAAGAAGAATTTCTCCTGTCTGGATATAATTATTCAGACCAGCTTTCTTCCGTCCGCCGAAGACACTCCTGTAGGCATACCCAGCGCCGAAGCCCAATGCCAGACAAAAGATGAAAAGAAGCGCGCCCATATTAACCCTCCTTTAACTCAATCTTGAATAAAGAGATGAACTTCTTTGTCTCCAAAGAATCTACAGTGTTGGCAAGCTTACCATCGTACTCCGCGAAGTACAGAGGTCCCTTCTTGCCGAGGTCCTGTGCGAACCACTTACGAGCCATTCTTGCGTCTTGCTCGTAAACATCCTTATTGTTATTCTTCCATTCTACTACGTCCTGACGAACTTTTTCTAATACTACTTCAATATTGTCAATTTGTCTCTTGACGTTATCAAAAATAGAGATATTTTTGAAACTTTTCTTCACATAAATTATCAAATTCCCAATATGGAATTTCAATAAGTCTAATATGTTTTTCATTACAATAATTTCTTTTCATATTATCTTTTTTAATTCTATCCTTAAAAGCCTCTTCTCCGCCCCATTTTTCTACACTTTTATAGTGTTGTTCTCCTTGATATTCTATTAAAATATTAAATTTTGGCAAATAAAAATCGAATCTTAGTGGAGCAATATCTATTAAGTCCTCAAAAGAATATTGACATAAATACTCTATCCCCATAGAAGATAATATTTCTTTTATTTTGTTTTCTCCTTTTGAGATAAGACAGCCACAACTTTGAGTATTACCTTGTTTTAAGCGATGGGCTGTTGTTATAAAACTATTTCCACAATCACAATCGCATCTCCAATAAGTACCTTGCTTTGGATAGTTATAAAGAAGCTCTTTTGCAACAAGGCTGCCAAATCTTCTATTCGTTAAATCATCAGACAAAACCTCTTTACGTAAACAGCCACAAGATTTACTTTTTCCTTCAACTAAGTTACTATATTGTACATCTCTTTCTGTGCCACAATTTTCACATCGGCAATGCCAAATAGACCCATGCCCAGTTTGCCCTTCAACTCGGTATAATACTTTCCAATACCCAAAAGTTTTATTAACTAAATTAGCAGATTTTGTCTCTGATAGAACTTTTTTGCGTAAACAACCACAGGACTTGGTTCTACCAGAGCTAACATCTGAATTACGTATGAGTTTTTGTTTGCCGCAAGAGCACTGATATAATCCTTTCCAACCACCATTAACTTTTTCTGCAAACTTATCTATTAAGGTAAGTTGACTTTCATTCTATTGACTCATTATGTGCCGCCTCCCACATTTCAATTAGCTTGCACCAATCTCTTAGTTCAAGATTATTTTTTCTCTTATCAAAAGCATTAAAGTAAAATCTCTTTTCCCAGTTAGGGATAGAATTATCTAATGCAATTTCCTTCTTTGAAGAATAATTCTTAACTAAGAGATTTATTTCTTCAATTCTTGATAAGATTTTTTTTCTTACATTTCTAATGTAAGAAAACTTAGGGCGGTATTCAATAAAATAAGACAAAAATTCTTCATCATCATTCTTCAAGATTAAGTCTACAATACGCTCCAATGTGATGACACCATTGTTCTTTGCCTTGTGCATCTGGAAGTAAAGAAGGGTTTTAATCTTTACACGTTGTCCCACCGCGTCCCTAACAACAATGCCTTCATGACCCTCTGGCATGGAAGCTACAAGTTCACGATAATCCTTTTCATTATTAAGATTATACATTTGAGGTTTAGGAATGCCTATTTCAGTATCTATTTCTTGTAAAGTAGACATATCTCTTGTCATTAAATGGAATAAACATGGTGTATTATATTCTATAACTATTCTATTAAAATTAGAACATCCTTCTAAACAATAAACATAGTTTTTGTTTAATTTCTCATAAGAGAAATTTGGATAAAAAGATATTAAATAGTCAAATAATTCTTTAAAATTAGCAAATTTAACATTATCCATAGGTGCTTCTTCTGCATCAAAGGTTGAACGAGTTTTTACGTGCCATTTATTATTATACCAATAAAGGAAGAACAAAGTTCCATCTTCTTTGGATGTAGCCACAGCAGTATCCCAATCAATTTTTGCGGCATAAGACTCATCTATATTATAGAAACGCTTAAAACCTACGCATATTGGTTTAAAAGTCTCAGCTTCAATAATTGTGCCGCGAGCCTCTTTTACTATATCGTTTGAAGGGTCAGATTCTATTTGAGAATAATTAAATAAGATTAAGTTGTCTTTTCTTTTTATTTTTAATGAGTAAGGAGGATTAGATAATAGCTCCTCCCAATTAGGATTTCCCTTCATAAAATTAGTTATTAACAAGTAAATCCTCCTTTACAACTTCATTTTTATCTATTTTTCTATTTTTAGAAAAATTAATAATAATCAATGGTATTGAATGTTCTTTACAATATTTAATTTTTATCTCATCATATCTTTGCTATTTTAATAGCCCTTCTTCTCCTCCCCACATATCAACAGGATAATAATGCTATCTTCCCTAACATTCGATAAGGTATTTTAATTGATTATCCTTAAAAATAGCAAAATCAAAACGCAACTATTTACTATCTCCGTATAAGTCATTAAAAGAAAATTCTTTAAGATAGTTAATATTATTATCTTTTAATAAAGATTCAATTTGTTCTTCTCCATAGCTTTTACGTCTACAGCCGCATGATGAGGTATTTCCATTATTAAGCATTGAAGTTTGAACATAAACAATATTTCCACATTCACACTAACATTTCCAAAATGTTTTATTATCCACTTGTTTACTATCATCTCGTTCAATTGCTATAAGACTTCCAAACTTTTTTCCTGTCAAATCTTGTAATAATTTTTCTCTTACCAGTTGTCCTTGTTTACAACCGCAAGATTTACTGGCTCCATTTTTTAAATATTCTCCTAAAACATTTCGCTCTTTTCCGCATGAACATTTACAATTCCAATAAATTTTATTATTTTCATTAGTATAAGCATATGATAATACTTCCCATTCACCAAATTTTTGTCCTATCATATTCTCAACATTAAGTCGACGACGGCATCCACAACTTTTTGTATTCCCCTTTTTTAAGGCATTTAAAGATACAGAAATTATAGTGCCACAATTACACTAAGCCAAAACCCAAGCTCTCTATTTTTCCTTTGATTTTTCCATATCAAGAGAAATAATTTCTAAATCGCCATATTTTTTTCCTATTACGTCTTCATTAGATATTTTCATATTGGTGCGAGTCATAGTATAGCCTATTTTCTTTTCAATTTCCTTAATAATATTCGTTCGAGAAGTTGCACTATACCCTAAAGCAAGCAATGCTTCTTGATAAGTTTTTGATGTTTTTAAAATATTATATAATTCTTCGTCTGAAAAATGTTCCCATTTTTTCATTTTCATCACCTCATATAATATGTGAGATAATTAACTCAAAAATCTAACATTTTAAGACTTAATAGCCTATAATATCTCTGTCAACTATCTCAATAGTTTCCTGTGGAATATCTTTTACTGCTATTGTCCAAGTAAAACCAAGACGTGGATTAACTATACCAAGATATTCTATTTTTTCAAATTCTTCTTTATGAATACTGTGAAGCCCCATTCTCCAATAAATAAGAATTTGTAATGAATGGTCTTTAGTTGGCTCTTTTACGGAAACTTTCATATCCCATAAAGTATTATTAGTAATAAAATCTCCGTCTCCTGATGTAATTTTATCCGTATATCCATCTTCAAAAGTGAAACCGTCTATTGTAATAGGATTAGCTTTGAAAAAATTTAGAGTCCTATGAACCATTTTTCTAATTAAACTTATTGTACTTTCACTTGGCGTAGGAATTTCAAAGTTACCAAAAATTGCTGCCATAGGGTTCCTATACCACACATCAAAACAAGCCATTTTGCAAGCACAAATAATTACAATATCTTTGTCTATATCTCCTGCATCGACAATGCTTTTTATCCAACCTCTATATTGCTTTGCAGAAATATTTCCAGTCTTTCCTTTATTATAAATACTGAATCCATATATTGCGATTTCAAACGCTTCTATTACTTTTTTAGTAGTAATTTTCCCCTCATGCGCAAATAAACGACTAAGATAATCAACTACGGTGCCAGTTAAAGATGGAGAGATATTTTCACATAAAGAGCTATATTGAAATAAATCTCGTTCATCCATATGAGACTTCTTCATCATCGTTTTAGGACGAATATATCCACCCCAAGGTTGTTTAGTATTTTTTATAGCTGAAGTTACACTGCTCATATTTTTACTTCCTTTCCTTAACTTTCTATAATAATTATAACAAAAATTATAAAAAATGTAAAGCACTTTTGGTCTTAAAAATTATTGAATTTGCGCCACTTTGCAGTTTTGGCATCGTCGTGTCGTACCTCTGGATATCTGCGACTTGGCTCTGGATACATGTCATCTACTGTTTCTATCCACTCATGCCAACCTGTAAAATTATCATAGTGATGTGTTAGTGGACTGTACTCCTTCATATATTTAAGAGCCTCTTCCGGCGGAGCGATTCTGCATATAACTCCATTGACTGTATCGGCAAAACTCCAATCCATTTATATCACTCCGTATATACAAGTCCTGGATGAAGCATCCCATAGACGATGATGTGAGGACTACTCATTTCTGAGAGATGAGTATAGAGATGATGGTCGAAAGTCTCTTCCAAAACCTTTACCATATGAAGTCCTCTTTGTGTCAGTATGCCGTTAACAACAGTTCCGCTCATATGGACAACGACAAGTGCTACGTGACTCTGAGCAATGAGGTAGATTAAAGAGCGTATGGAGTCAGGTGTATCCTCTGCGTCAAGCCATACGTCAACCTCAACGTTCTTATTGGAGAGATTAGATAAAGGGAATGCTTCTTTATATCCTTCAACGCTTGCGCGGATGCAAGTTTCTGAATCGAATCTGATTACGTCTATTTTCATTATCAACCCTCCTTACTGATACACAGAAATCCATTTGATTTACGATTTTACGAGATTGAGTTATGCTCTCAAGAGTAAGCGGCTCAGGCGGCTCAACATGAACCCTATCCTCAATGAGCTGGCTTCCGAACTTATCAAGAAAGTCAAGAAGTAAATTGGTGATGTGTGTACCGTCTTCTCCATAGACGATAATTGGAAATTTATCCTGCATTAGTAATTCCTCCTACGACTTCTTTCCATTTGTTATTGAGTAAGTTGCAGACCTTCTGGCAAGCCGCCTTGTCCTTGAAGTATCCATAGCAATATCCTGCCTTACCTTTCAAAGTTGCACCCCGAGACTGGAGGAAACGCAGATAGTCAGGATAAGATAAGCCGAGTAATCTGGCTCCGAAGGTCTGAAATGAGCCATGATAGATTACCTCATTATCTCTGATGAAGTCAATGTCATCCATTGTAGGCATCCACTTGCCCTCTTCACTCATCTCTCTTGGTATATATTTCATTTGTATCCTCCCTAAGATACCATTGTTTACAGTCAGTTATTTCTTGTGAATTGGTTATAACCCATGTATATGGGTCAAAACCATAACATCTGCCATCATACTTATAAACATTGCCATCTTCGTCATATAATTCACAATTAGCATAACGAAAGTGTATGCAATTTTTACATTTATGTGCCAAAATAAACCTCCTTTTAATCTTCAAAGGGCGGAAGTGGCTCGACAGATTCCCAAGGAATTGGTGGTAGAGAGTCGCTATTCTTATCATAGACGGGCGGCAAAGAATCAAACAAATCCTCCTCTGTCCATAAGTCTTGTGACCTCAGTTCTCCACAGAAAATAGTTTCCCCTGGCATTGCAAGTCGAGCAAAATCACCGAGATTATATTGACATCCACAAGGACATTTTATTGAATAAGACACTCTGCCGCCTTGCTCTTGTATTATGTATGTAGATTTAGCCTGACCAAGTGTAACAAGATGCATTAATGGACAAACTTTTCCGTGCATCTCTGCCCATTCATTTAGTTCACGAAGGTCTGAATTACTAAATCTTGCGTCCTCTTTACATATAAGCATCTCATCCCTCCTTATTATAAACAGCGATATTAATAATAAGAAATAATATATCAAGTATACACCATACTCCAACGAGAGATATGTCAAGGAGAAATCCTATTACAGACAATACAATTGCCGCAACACCGAGCCCCTTCTTTTCTGGCATACACCAGAATAAAATTGATAAAATTATAGTAAGCATTATATCATAACTCCCTTCTGAATCTCCCTCATCTCTGCCCACTCTTCATCAGTAAGCATACAAGCATCTGCGAACTCCTGCCATGAATTTATCCTTTCAAGCAAGGCGGCAGGACCAATTATCTTTGACTCATCGAACTCAGGAACAGGCTCTCTATCCTTCTGAGACACATATCCCTCAATGATGTATTTAGAAACGGTTGAAGGAGAGCAGCCAATTATCTCAGCTACTCTCTTCTTAACGCCGAGTTCGAGATATAATTCGTTTATTTCGATTTTGATTTCGTCTGTTATCTTCATAAAGTTTATTCTCCTTTATTAATTGGTCGCCATAGTGAAAAAGAAATTGGAGTATTAATTCATCGGTATGACTTGGCATTTCCAAAGTAACATATCTAAATTTAGGAATAGATAAGGGCTCTTTTGGAACGATGTTATCCCATGATTTCATTGGTTTACCATGAAGTTTGAATATATCTGGATTGATAGGATGTCTCTCATCCTTGCTTTCTCCTTCTATAATAAGTGATTCGTTCTCATTCATATAAACATTCCTCCAATCATTGACTGTTTATATTCGCTTGCTTTGTGACGAAGTTCATCATTCTCTCTCTGCAAGTCAAAATACTTCTGCTCAAGTTCCATATAGGATTTTACTACTTTCATGTAACTATCAAGTATAGCATAGAAATCCTCTTCATTCACAGTCATAGTCTGCATAGTCTCCTCTCTCAAAGAAAAAATCCTCGTTAAATGGCGGGAAATACCTATCCTTTAAACCGAGAATATGAGCCTTACCAACAGGATTCATAGAATGGCACTGAATATGGTATGCTCCTGTGTTTCTACCACTCATAATAAGCCAGTTGACAAGCTCATAACCATCACCGCCGTCAAATGCGAAGTCACCGAGGTCATGGTCAAGGTCAAGGATGAAACGGTTACAACCGTTCTTTTCTGCTTTCATTATCATATTCTTAGCCTGATTTACGGACCTTGCCGTACCACAGCTATAGTCATGAAGTGCTCCGATTCCGCCGCCAAAAGGACGAAGGTCATCAAGCCAAAGAAAAAATATGTTATCACGCATCACTATTTTCCTCCTCCTCATCTTCGTCAAGAAGTGCAAGAAGTGCAAGATAGCAATCGCTACCAGTATCGTTCCATAATGAACATAAATCAGAATAGAGGCAACCCCAACAATTCATTAAAACTCCTCCTCTTCAACGCAGGGCTCTTCCCACTCTTTAAACTTCTTATCCATTGCTTCAACGCACTTCTGACTACAAAAGCGACTTTCATAGCAAATTCCTATAAGGTTTGTAGGTCTACCGCAAACACAGCAAGGCTTACAATCACTTACAACAATACATTCTTCTGTTGGGAAGAGAACGTAAGTAGTAGGGGCAGGTGCAGAAGGGTCTCCTATAAGACTTTCCCATGTTACACGAACTGCCTTTGCATTATCTTCAATAGAAGGAATTGCACCTGTTTCTTGTAGACTTATTTCCTTACGGATTTTTCTTTCAGTATATCTCCCTATCATTTTCTCATTCCTTTCTTGATTTTCTATATATATTATACCAAAAATTTTAGAAAAAGTAAAGGAAAAGGGGAGCAAAAATTTTTACTCCCTTTTGTTTTATCTCTTATCTTTTAAGGTATAACCATTCGCAGAGAAGCGAACTTTTGTGCCGTCCTTGAGAATAATTTCATATGCGTCTTCTTCATATATTCCAACATGAGAAGTGACTGAAGTAACCTCATCTGTGTTATAATCCTCGCCATTAATTGAAATGGTTTCATACGACGAGATTTCAGTCATGAAATCTTTCTCATTACTGTTACCTTTCCATTTAATGGCGCCGATAAGTAAACCAACGGCAATCCAAAAAATGATAAAAACAGCAATAAATTCCTTTGCATCTTCACTCATTAATCATCGCTCCTTAACTCAACTCTACCATATTTTGATTTCTCAACTTTTACATAGGCAGGATACGGCACATCTCCATTGGAATGTCTTATGTACCACATTTTATCGGTGTCTACTTCAATGACAGTCGCCGTTCCGGCAAAGCCGATTTTGAATCGACCTGACGGCGCACCTCGCATTGCATATTCCGCCTTATCCCATGCGTGCCAGTCGTTATGGTCTTTGACGTACTGGACAATACGAGGGTCGAAAGACATATCCTCGTTTGTCTTTACGTCATTATCTGAGTAGCCGATTGACTCATAGAAGTCCTTAAACTCCTGCGGCGGAACGAAGTGACTGGCAAAAATTACACACTCTTTTACGTTTATTTAGGCCTCCACCTGTACAAATTCGCCGTGATTGAATCTCTCTGCAACTTCGCCGCGGCAATCGCTCTGAAGTCCCCAAGCGAAGCTGAACTCGTAAGACTCAAGGTCCTTATAGGTTGCGCCAAGCTCGTACTCAATGCAGTCTCCAACCCACTTGATGAACTTCTCTCCCTCGTCTGTCTGAGTAATGTTTGAGAAGTCAATGCGAAGTACAGATACTCCTGCAACCTTACACATTCTGAGAAAACCAATAACAGTCTCCTCGGTATCACCGTCAAATAATACCATGCCAGCGAAGTATTCTCCTGCTTTTACGAGCGGGACATTACTGTTCTCACTATGCTGATTATGAATATATCCTACATAGTCCTGAATACAGAAAGTATCCATGCCCCATCCTTTAAGTGTATCAAAAGTAAAATTAGCCATTAGTAAACCTCCCAATATTTTTTTATTGTATTTTTCATATTCTGAACACCAACAGGGTTCATAGAATGGAAGTGGAACTTGAAAACGACATTCTTATCATGAAATTCCTCAACGAGCCAATCAACCAACTTAATAGCGTCGCCGCCCTGAGATGCATAATCTCCAAGGTCATGGTCAAGGTCAAACCAAATCTCGTTGATGCCAGCTTCGATAGCCTCAGTCACATAGTGCTTTGCGCCGTTAACGTGCTTAGTAACGCAGTAGTACTTGAACTGGTTATTGAGATTTGGAATGTTTGCTTCACGAACATCGTCGAGGAAAAGGTAAAGTGCGTGACGCTTCTCCATTTTCATTTCTCCTTTTATTTCATTTTCTATAATAATTATAGCAAAAATTATAAAAAAAGTCAAGCTTTTAACTCTTGACTTTCTTCATTTTAAGATTCGTTCCAAGCTCCATTCAAGCCGCCATAGCATTTACCACAAGCGCACTCAACGCCCTTATAAAGTCCTGCTCTCGGAATGACGCCAGACTTGTACATAAGATAGTGTTTAGGCATCTTGTAGCGACCGCTATTGCCGTCATCTGATGCAGAGTGTTCTTTAAACCACTCGTCAATCATTGCCTTTTCATCTTCAGTGAAAATGAAAGAATCCTTTTCGTAAGCATTGAGCTTCTCAAGGTCTTCTGCTACTCCTCTGAAGAATTCAGCCTTATCCTTAATGGTCATTGGTCCTCACCTCTGTATTAAAATTAATCGCCTGCGGCGATTTTTTCCTATTCATTGGGCTGCTCGATATCCATCCACTGGTCAGTGAGGAAGTGACCCACAGACTCGAGTTTAAGAACCTTGTTATCTTCGGTCTCATTCGCGCGAAGTTTAACAGGCTTACCAACGACCTGTTCCCAGCATTGCGCACCTGCAACAGTAAGTAAATGAGCAAGATTCTCATTCGTCATCGGAAAAGCGAAAGAAGCCTTTGCCGCATTGCCTTCGTATACGAGTTCACACTCAACAGCAAACGCCTGCGGGGTCAGAATACTGTTTGTAATAACGCCGTTAATTTCCATTAGTCTTACCTCCATTGGTATATGTATTGCTGATTTCGCCCTGGTCAGTAGCCTGATGGACATTAACTGTGCCCCAGTTCATTATTCTGGGATTGCCTACGACCTTTGCTTTCAGTTTTTCAAGAGCGAGGATTGTTTCTGCAAGGTCCTTCTGAGCATCGAAAGACATTTCCTCATTCATAGTTTTAAATTGGGTTAAGAGAGTGTCGATGATGCCATCAACTCTCTTTTCATTATCTTTGGTCATTTATGATTTCCCCCATTAGTCTCTTTAGTTTAATATCTTCAGTTATATTGAATACGCCGCCGATATCGATTCATGCGTCCTCATAGTCAGCCGCAATCATCATAACATCGTCATAAAGAACACGAGTCTTGTCGATAAGCTTATCAACATGGTAGTGACCACAGAAATGCTCGTCGTACTCTGCTGTGTTCAAAACAAGGTCAAGCATAAAGTCTGAACTTGTAGGTGCGAAACCAAGCATCTTACAAACCTCTGTGCCGCCAGTATGAGTGAAGACAAAGTCAACCTTATCATTGTGCTGAGCAAGAGTAATAAGAGCCTTGTTTGCATCGTCCTGTGTAATCTTCTCCTGTGCCCACCAAGACTTACCCTCCTTACGGAAGGCTTTGTCATGAGAATCAGCACCATTTACAACAAGACACTTTTTGCCGCAAAGATTGTAGACCTCTCCACTAATTGCGTAGTAGATTGAATCATTAACTTTGCGAGCAGGTGTACCGTGGAAGTCCACGATTGGGAGCTTCTCGATAAGAGGATAAGCTTCATGATTGCCAAGCACACAAAAAGTTGTCCAAGGTTTCTTGTCTAAGAAATCTTGCCAATATTTATCAGTTTCACTTCCATCCCACACAAAACCGGCATCACCCATAATAACAACTATATCTTCTTTAGTCATATTATCGGGTTTAAAATGGCGACTATTTAATTTAGCAATATCTATTCCTTGGTGCGTATCGCCTGTAACGAATAGTCTTTTCATTACTATCCCTTCCTTTCTTTATTTAACTTTGTTCGTCTATTCTTAATAGATGCCAGTGTTCGTCCAAGTTTATCCACACATTCCTAATTAGAATGTGTAAAAACAAAATCATCTTCTTCAAGAGTCCAACGACGATGACTTTCTCCTTGTCGACCCTTAGGCTACCATTCTAAAATAGAATTCATTTTTTCTTTTTTCCTTTGAATGTAAAAAGTATCAGCTTTTAATAACCATTGTATAAATATTTTAGCATTTACAGAAGTTAAACCAAGATTATATACTTCATCTCTTTTATTTCTTGACGCAATCAATTCCTGCCCTACAATTTTTTTTATTACTGCACAAAAAGCTTCTTTTAATTTTTCGCTTTTTGTAACGAAACCGACGAAAGGGGTATTGTTACGATATCCATAACTTCCATCACCGTCTAATATTCCTCTCCATAAAGCAGGAGAAAATAAAAACTATTCTGGTATATAGGCATTGATAGTTTTATTTTCTTGTGGAATAAAGTTATTAAGAAAAGAATTGAGTGCGGTATCTTTAATAACAAGTTTAGTACAAGAATAATTTTTCATAAAATTAGTATCTCTTGTTCTATGATATAAAATACTTTCAAAGTTTTCAGATATCTACTCAAGAACATTTTTATCTTCATTTTTTAATTCTATGCAATAATTACTTTGATTTTTAAACCCATCTGTTATCACCAAACCGAGAATATATAATTCTTTTTCCATTTTCCTCACCTCATTTATCATGTAAATTATGATGAGTTAAACTTCAATAAAATCATAATTCTCATGTATTTTCTATAATAATTATAACAAAAATTTCAAAAAAAGTAAAGGAGTTAATTACCAAGAAATTTCCTTTAAGCCGCCGTCCCTATCATAGAATGAAGTTTCCGTTGCTTCTGCAGGAGATTCTTTTGTCTCTCTCGCATACATTCCCATAGATGGATATAAATCCTCGCCCTGAAATGTAATCCAGTGTTCATTCGCATGGAACTCAACATCATAACTTCTACAACCAAAACTATTGAATTTCTGATTTATAACCATACAGTTGTTAATATTCTTGAAATTAAATAGGACCTCGTTTCCTTCTTCGTCATGTCCTATCATGATAACTTGCTCAATATTTTTAACTTCAGTCATCACAACCCTCACAAGTAAAGACTTCCATAGACTGACCATTCTTAAACCTCAAAAGAGGCTGGATTGTTTCCTTTCTTGCCTTAAGAGCAAGTAGTACATCAGTAATAATAAAGTTATAAAACCTCTCACTACCAAGTCCAAGAGTATAAGGAATATCATGGTCTTCAAGGAAGAACTGAATTCTATCTCCGATTTCATCTGACTCTGCTTCTGTTTGGTTTCTGCCGATAGGATTATAAGGCTTATCCCTTACAAGAGCATAGTTCATATTCTCGTAAGTGTTAAATACATCGAGAACAAGATTCTCATAATGCTCTCCAAGAACAGGATTGGTATTATAAAAGATACCAAGAGGAAGAGGGCTATCAGTTATAATTACATCAACCTTATCGCGGCAACGCTTCATCCTGAAAGACTGCTTGCCAAAGATGTATTCCTGACAACTCAAAGCTTCCATGTTCTTTTCCCAAGTCTTGTCCTTTGCATACTCAGTAATCAACTCACAGTTTATTCCCCTCATCTTAAGCTGTGAAAAAATGAAAGCTGCTCCTGTAGAATTATGAACAACAGTACAATCATCAAGAACAAAACGATGATTACCATCTGTTGTAAATCCATAAAATTCATCTTCTCCAAGTGGGATAACTTCAAACCCTTCCCTTAAAACTCTTGTAGTATCTTGAACCGTTTGCTTACAAATTTTACGAGGGATTTTTACGGGAATAATACTTAAATCTCCTGTTATATTTACTCGATAATATACTCCAGTAAAATCTCCACAACTTTTTTGACATTTTTTCATTGTCGCTCTTAATCCACAACTGTTAACTAAACAATAGAAATCATAGGCTAAAGTTTTATTTTTATTTATCCAGTCATAACTTGTTCCATTAAGAGAGCCATCTGAATCAATTAAACCAGCAATAAGAGCAAGTCTATTTTCTAAAGTCGCTGTTTTATACTCTTTAGGTATATGTTTATTTCTAATAAGATTATATATATTACCACTAAGTGGATGATGAATTCCTCCAACATTTCCATTTGTTAAACTATAAGTCTGACACTTCCCTTCTTGATAGGAATGTTGTTTTAATTCAAGTTTTACTTCTTTAGCGTATTTTTTACAATATTCAACAATTTCCTTATCTGCTGTACAAAAACGATTTATAGATTCGCTCAGTCCATCTCCAAGCCAATAACCTAAATAATAAGGGTCAATTTTCAAATTTTGCGTTTCTGATTGAGTAGAAAATTTTACTCCTACTTTATATAATCTCGCATAATGTTTGTATTGAACACCCTTATTTAAATAGTCTTCAATAGAAATGTCTTCATAAGACCAGTTTTTATTTTTATGATAGCACATTAAAGATAGAATATGATTTGCGCTTACTATGATATCTTTTGAGAAACTTCTTTTAAGCAGATACATTGGTGCCCTACCTTGATGTAATTCAAGAACTTCTCTTGGCGTTGAGTCATCTCCCATAACCCAATCTCCAACTATTATATCTTCGACATTTTTCGTTTCACCATTCCACATAAGAACTTTAGTTCCTTTTGCAAAGCATTTGCCGCTACCCGGCGCTCCAAATAAGTTAATTACAATTGGTGTTTTCATTTTTGCCCTCCTTTATGATTTGATTATAGATGTATAGATAAAAGAAATTATCAACAATATTGCCGATTAAGGCAAAAATAAATAAGATTTGTAAATCTAATGGACAAATGATAGCAAATCCAGCACCAAGTAAAGTGGCTGTCGCAGAAACTATTTGATTATTATTATCATAATGCTCTCTTAGCTTCTCTGTTGGATTTACTTTTGCTCGCATTTTCGTGCCGCCGCAACAAAGATTACGGGTTATTAGTGAGTAGATTATAATGTTGAATAGAAAATAGAAACTCAAATCTCCTCGTATCATTACGTCAGAAAAAAGAATGGTGTCTGCGATTATCTCCGCCCATAAGATTAAGCGGTAATGGTTAAAGAATCTGTCACTGTATTTATTCCATAACTTACAAAAAATTATGGTAGAAACACAACACAAGATTTGTTCTAAGCCAAGAAACTGTCGTGGAATAACCTGGACTGTCTCAGCATAGATGTATGGATATGATGTTGCATAGAATAGTCCACTAATAAAATTAGCCAGCAACATCAGGTTCGATAGTCTTTTCTGTTTTATCATTATCTTCCCTTTTCCTGATTCTATAATAATTATATCATAAAACAGATTTAATGTCAAGATTTATCCTTCCATTTAATATAACCAGCAACGTTAATAATAAAATAAACCACGTACATTATAACCATAGGTAAATTAAATGGACCAACAATATTAACGGCAATCCATGCAATATTACCAAAAATCCACATGAGCCAACCCACTCTTTTTTTCAGCATAATTAAGATGTTTCCACCTAAACTAAATGCCGCCCCAAGAATTGACAATATCATAACCATAATACCACCTCATAAAATAAAATAAGGGAGCCATTTCTGACTCCCTTTTGCTCAATCTTCATCGTCGTCATCATAATAGTTGTCACGCTTACGCTTTGAACGACGGCGCTCCGAGTCCTTCTTTCTGTGGTCTTTTTCTCTTTTGTTGCCGTCTTCGTCCTCGAAGTTATAATTCCTTTTTCTCTTATCGTAGCCCCAATCCTTCTAAGTAGGGTAATCCTTGTGAGCCAAGTATTTCCCTCCCATTAGAAATTAAGTTCCTTACGAATAAGGTCTCTTAACTCATTTGTAAATGGGGCGAATGGGTCGGTTGACTTATCAGTCTCCTTGCAAGGCGGATACCAAGGCTGTCTGCCGCCGGTTGCATTAAAAATGCAATTAATATCATAGCGAATCAAAGGCTGTCTGTACTTACGAGAGTACTCCTGTGCCTCGCAGTTGAAACTGTGAACTTCCTTACGAAGCTTATTATACTCTTCAGTAATGCGGTCTTTACGCTTCATGAGGTTAGTATAATCGCTCTGTCGGCAAGCCTCAATTCTGCGTTCTTCGCTCTTCTTTTTCGTCTCTTCTGCCGCGTCCTTGGTTGCACAAGCGGCAACATCATTAGGTGTATACCAAATCTTGCCACAGATGGGACAAACATACTTTTTATTAGCCATTTTATAACACTCCTATTCTATTAGTTATTAGCCATATAATCATGGCGATATAATCAAGAAGCATAGGCATCATTGCTGATGCCTACACCCACTTTGTCACAAATTTATAAAATACTTCATGCATTTTTCATTCTCTCCTATAAATATTCCTTACTTAATTTAGAATAATCAGTGTAAGGAATAGTTATAAGTTTTAAATTGTTATTAAAACAAAATTCTTTTTTCATTAAATCATTTTGTTTTTGTTTTAAGAGCTATTCTTCTCCGCCGAAAAAATTTACTGGATTATAATGCTACTTACCCTAATATTCTATTAAAATATTTAAACTTGGAATAAAAATATCAAAACGTAAAGGTTTATCTCTTTTAAGAGAAGAAAAAGAATATTCAGAAAGAAAATCAATTTCCATTTCTCTTAATAGTAATTTTATTTTTTCTTCTCCTTTTGATTTAATACAACCACAACTTAATTGATTTTTAATATGATTAGAAGTAACATTAATTATATTTCCACATTCGCATTTACATTCCCATAAAGTATGCTAATCTTTTATTCCTACTAATTTTAAGACAGTTAATTTTCCAAAAGTCAATCCTGTTAAATCTATTCTTGAAGCTTTTGCAGTTTGCTCTTTCTAAAAACAACCACAAGACTTTGTTGTACCATTTCTTAAATAAGAGCCTCTTACACTTACAACATTACCACAATCACACTTACAGGTCCAAAAAGCTTCATTTCGTTTAATAGATTTATCTCTGGACAAGACTTTAAGACGCCCAAAATCTTGTCCAGTTAAATCAATAAATTTACCCATTAATGCCAACTAAACTGTGGACGAGAAAGAATCTCCTTCATTGCAGTCATAGCGTCCTGAGAGATAAGAGTTGTAAGCTCCTTGAAAGTTGCAGCAGAGCTACCACTTACGTAAGCTACTCCTCTGTTCTCCTTAGAAGCAATGTAACGGTCACCACGGGAAGCAACGTTCCACATGATAAGCTTAGGAGCCTTAAGACCGATACTTGCGTACTTAGCCTGCCACTTCTCAGCAATTCCCTCGAAAGAAGAACCCTGAGACTCCAGACGACGTCTGTAGTTATCGATTTCTCCATCGGAGATTACGATAAGGGCAGAAGGTGCATCATGCTCTCTCTTAGCAATATCATAGATACGCTCGAAAGCAAGGTCAAGGTTGGTGTTAAGTCCCTCGTGAGAAGCCACCTGCTGAACTCTTGAAAGCAAGCTGTCGCTTGGGTTCAAAGTGTAAAGAGAAGGCTTGTTTGTAAAGGACATAACCAAGTTCTTGTACGCACCTGTGTTACGCTCTGCAAAGTAGATACCAAGGCTGATTGAGGTTGCCATAGGCAAGCCAGTCATAGAACCTGATACGTCTGCAAGAACGATTGCGTTGTGCTCACCCTTAACATAGTTAGGAAGAGCCTTCCACTGAGCCTCAAGCACAGGGTCGAGATTTGCTCTTGAACGGCTGTACCATCC